ATGCAGTGTCTTCGATTGAGTCGCGCCCCTTCCAGCCCTGCGTCCACCACTCTATGACGACCGCATAGGCCGCGATTTGCAGCATGGCGACGGGCCAGCGCATCGGCATCTCGCCAAATATAGCGGACCATCCAACGCAGATTGCCGCAAAGATTGCCGCCGATACAGTGCAGTGCGACCATTGATTCATGAAACCGCCGTAGGGGTCGCCCTCAAACTTTGACGGCGTGTTGAGTATCGCCCAAAAGGCCCATAAGGCGCTCACAGCGTCAAATCCTCAACGCGGGGCTGTTTGGGTGACACGAGTAAACCCCGTTGACCGTTTTACTTTCCCCGGCCTCGACCGCAAGCGCCTCGCAAGCATCGGCAAGGTCAGGATTGGCGCAGGTTATGTTGACGTGAAAGCCGGGAACCGTGACGCCGGGGGTGGTCACAAGGTCGTCTGCGTTTCGGATAGGCTCAGTCGCCCAGATGGTGCCAACCGGGTGCACGTTTGTGAGGCTAATGCCTTTGGGCGCGTCTCTAGTCACAAACCCCCAAGCCAATAGCGCTGCGTCCATTGCGGGTTTGTCTGCTGCGGTGAGGTATAGTTTAAACATGCTCATGATCCACTAATAACGGCAAGCTGTGCGTTTGACCAGCCGGGGGATGCAACGGGGCTGGCGTAGGGGCCGATTGAGAAGTGGCTGATGCGGACGGGGGCGATGACGCCCCCGTCGTCGCCAAAGTGGACAGTCGTTATCCCCGTTGGTTCTGTGCCGCTCAGGTCTGCTATAACCGTTGCGCCGTCCCAACTACATGAAAAGTCGTCTTCTACCCACCGAAACGCGACCCTTGAGATCACGCCCGTCGCAACCGCTGTGGTAAGCACAGCCGCAGTGCTGCCCGCGCTTTTTACTTGAATCCGATAGGAGTTGATACTTTCCTGACACTGCACTCTGACAAGATTATCACTTGTATCGCCGCCTAGCAAAACAAGATGTCCGAAAGCACTCCCGCCCGTTTCATAATCAATCGACCCCTCGAACACGAGCGACCCACTGCCTTGGATAAAGCCGGGGATGCTGTCCGCGATAACGCACGACGCCTCGTCTTTGGCCCGTGCTTCGGATGAAGCCTTGGCGGGGATGACCGAAGTAAATGTGTGGTATGCCTCAATCTGTGCAAAAGCGACATAGAACTGATCGCCCGTTGTTTCGCCGCCCCCAATGTGGCCCCCAATGCGGAAACTGCAAGACGTTCCGGTGCCCGTTGTAAACGTAAACCAGACCAGAAACACCTCTGGTGAAATTTCTAAATAACCGGAACTGTCCACGTCTGCATTGTTAGAAAAAGTCCTAGACGCAAAAATGAAATTGCACTGCGCATCAGGGTCTCCCGCGCCACCAGAGCAAAACGCCCGAAACCCGGCAATTTCACAATCTACGCTTGAAACAACAGCCCATGCACAGTGCTGGGTCGAAGCCGATAACGTGGCATTCATGGATATACGATCTGGCCCGAGCGACGACCCCACACCACCAACATCAATTAGCGACGCAGGTATGCCGAGGAGCGTTGTCGCGCCAGTTGTAACCGTGGTTGTGCCGTTTTCCGACCAGTTGCTAGACGAAATATCAGCGCCCACATTGTACGGCAGCAAGTCAGTGCCCGCAGGCTCGCCAAGTATTTGGCCGTCCACGGGAAGGCGGGAGTAATCCCGGCGCAGCGCGTAGCCCGCAGCCCCGGCGGTGGAGAGATAGTCGGTGCCGTCTTTGCTGTTGAGCTGCATTCCGCCGAGGTCGGAGCGGTAAGACCATGCTTTTGTCAGGTAGATGTCTTCGCCAACCACCGAGCTGTCGGGGCCAAACCCTGCACTGTGGTTAACCGCCCCGCCCGCGTCCATTGTTGCGACAACGGTTAGTCTATAGCTATTCCCGCCAAGGTCTTCGTTCGTTACTGTAATTTCGGTGGTCCCAGTTGTTGCGGAGACAGCCGCCGCGCCGACCGCGCCGTTTACATTTAGGTTGACAGACGGCGAACCATCAAAAATTTGAAACCGCACACTTCCGCTAGTACCTGCTGTGTATTCAAAGTTCCAAGTATATTTCGCGCCGTCAACAAGGTCTTCTGTAACGTTGCTTGCTCGGTCGCTGCCGCTTCCACCCGATTGCACCCGCAGGCCGTTAGCCGTATCAGTTAATGTTGCCGACCCTACTAGCGCCCACTCCGCAGTCGTCGGAATGCTCTCTGTAATAAAGTTATGCAGCCGCCACTTCAGCGCCCCGCCTTTGTCAATCACCGTTGCATTGCCAAGCGCAACGCTGGTCATTAGCTCGGACAGATTGTTAGACACCTCCGGCCCGCTCGTCAGGTATTTGTTTTTCGGCGTGTCCATGACAAAATACGGGCGCACCGAGAACTTGGTGAAGGCCGCAGTGCCAGTCTGCGACAATGCCCCGAATGGCGAGCGAAACCCGGCAACGGGCGTTTGCAGGTCACGCATGGCTAATAAAGACTTGCCCGCCGCTGGGCGCATAGGCAAACAACCGAACAGGTGTAGTGACGCCGGGAAACAAGTCGGCAATCGCTACGCTTGAGCGCTCGCCTGCGCCGGGGTTGTACCGAATCGCGCCTAACGTGTTTGTAGGCTCTGTTGCATCAGCCGTGCCAGCAATAAAAACGGCGTTGCTGCCGTTGTTCTGGAATGTCGCTGCCAAAATGTCGGTATCGGTTAGCAGCACCCAAGTGGCTGCTGCAACGTCTTTAGTGGTGTTCTGGGCCATTTCCAGAGCCTCCATATATGGTGGTCAGTTGCCGCCTTATAGCACGACGGCGCGCTGCTGCATATAGAGGGCCGCGCAACCTATTCCGGCAGAGGGGAAGCCGCCACGGACACGCCGCCAATCAACAAGCCGCCATCTAAAAAAGTCAAGTTGGGGTGGACGTCACTAGCCAACAACCCCGGCGCGGCCATAAACTCAAACACATAAGCGGTCAGGCTTTCGTCGCTTTCAATGCGCGCGTTAGGCAATCTCACATCAAGCACCAAATGCCCTATTTCGCCGCCGTTTGCGACGTATGCAATTCCCGTATATTTAACATCAGACATTGATATACCTCCACGATACAGAATAACTATAATCAACGCCTGATGACCCGGAGAAAGATACAGCCCTCCCCGTGACAAGACCGTTAAATACTCCCCCAGGCCCGCTGACTGAGGCATTTGGAATGAAGGAATAATTAGAAGATAGGCCGACAACAACGGTCCCACCACCTACAGACGTCCCGGAAGCGCTGCCTGTTCCAATGTCTAGCGCCCCAGCGACGATGCGTGGTGCTCCTGCTGCGCCCTCGGTAATAGCAATGGGGTTGTCCCGCCATTTGGTCGCCAGCGTCTCAGTGAGCGGGCTATCCTGGTCAATCTCCGCGTTTGTAATGGCTGTGTAAGTAGTCATTCTATGTGATCCTCGCGCTGTTCGTTCCGTCGCTTAGTAAGCCGCTTGCGTTGCCAATGTAAGCGCCGCTAAACGTGGCAGTCGTCGGGTCGTAATCCGCTGCGCCTGCCGCCAGTATCTTGAATATCTTGCCGTATAACGTCGTATCCTGAGCAACATACTCCACAACCTCGCCGGGCACAATTTCTTCCGCGCTAACGATTGTCCAAAGGCTCAGAACCCGCACGCCGAATGCGTCCATATCAAGGTCAGTTGATAGCCGCACCGTGTCGCCGGTCCAATAGGCGCGGTCCTTAGCGTCCAGCCTGAATTTGGCCTCGCGCGGCACGTCAACATAACGGACCAGCAACTTGTTTGCTAATGCTGGGGCCAAAGCGCTGCTAGGAATCCAGCCCGCGAAGATTGTGCGCACTGACTTTTCGCCGAATTGATTAGGCCCCTCGCTCGGCAAGTCCGCTGATATGGCAGACGATTTCCAATTCTCGGTGTCATCTAGGCTTTCCGCTGGGTTGTCAATTTCATAATAGACCCAGACTTGAGACGTGCGATATTTGGGGAGATCCACAATGGACAAAGACCCGTCAAGAATGTTTGCTTCTTCGGTCAGCGTGTTAGGCTCTTCATCAACACCCGTGATGACGCGGAGCTTAACTAGCGCGCTCCGCTCGTCCCACCAGATGTAGACGCTGGCCTGCTCTTGCACTTCGGACGCAAGTTGGTCAACTCCGGTTGGCTCAGTTATTAGACGGTTGAGCAATAACGAAGGGGCGTAGTTATCAACCTCAGTCGCCCAGTTGGTCGTGTCGAGCTTGGCCGATGGGATGCCGCCGTATGTCTCTAGCAAGTCTTCTAGCACGTCATCGACGCGCGCGTCTGTGTACCGCAAGCAAGCCTGCACCGCATCGCCCGCACTGCCCGTGGCTGCTGTGGTGCCGTCAGTCCCGCGCGCTACGGTTGAGAACGTCACGCCGTTTGTGCTGTTTGCTCGGCTGGCGTAGGTCATAACCTCGCGCCCAATCCGCAACGTGCCGCTTGCAGCATAGTCGCTTTCCGTCGCGCCCGTCGCTTCAAAGCTGCTTGCGCTGTTGGTTATGTCCGCGAACAATTCGCCAGGCGATGCAAGTGGAGCCTTGGCTTTGCGCTCCTCAATCTTTGACAAGATGTCCTTGCCCGTGATGCTGATATTGCCCTGCGAGTCCGGCCCGCTTAGGCCCGTCCAGATGTACTCCCGAACATTCATGGCGCTGAGCGCTTGGCCCGCGTAGCCCTCATATATTTTGAGCGTGATGTTCTGGCGGTATTTGTTGCGCGCCAACCATTTGACCCAGAAAGATCCGCGTTGGTATGCGTCCCATGACCGCCCATCAATGTATGGGTCAACAATCCTGTCAGTGTGCGGATGGTCTTTGAACCGGATAGTGCAAACCGCGCGATTGCCCAGCCCGCTTGCGTTGCTATCCGCTGAAGAAAGGTTGATCCGCGTCGGCAGCGTCGAGACTGACACAAGGGACGGGATGATGTAGGTTGCGCCTAAAACCTCTTGGTCCGCCACGTTCCCGCGACTGAAAAACAGGCTCAGCGTTGATGCGGTATAGTTTGGCGTGTCTTGGCAAGTCGTGAAAGTGTTGTAGCACTTCGCATCAGCCGCCCCGCTTGCCGTGCAAGGGCTAGACCCAAAGACGTTACCGCACGAAGGCTGCACAATCTCTACTATCAGGATGGGTTCCCGGCCTACCGTGTCCTTAGTCATAGCCGAGCGCCGTCACTTGAAGCCCAACTGTCATATAGGCTCTGACGCCCATAAACTGCGGTGCAGGTACGTTTTCGGTTTGGCAATATCCAACCTCGCTAAAATCATCAGGACGCCATGCAATAAAAAATGGCTCAGTGTATCCGGCCTTTTGGAACGCGGACCAATTCGCCTCGACCCAAGTTTTGTTTAGGTGCGTCCACTCAAAAGACGTTGCCAGCCATTGCCGTTGTTTTGACCGCCCCAAAAACGCGCCAGACATGGAATAAGCCGCGCGGCTTTCGGTAATGCGCCCATAATCAAGCGGTGAGTGCCCGCCAAAAATAGGGGCATCCATTTGCATCGCCTCACCGAAGCGAATCACGCCAATCGTCGGGGCAGTGCCTCCTGTGACGCTGATCCGAAAGCGTTGCGCGTTCTCGGTGCTAAATATGCACATGATCGGCATATCGTCAGATACGGCAGTCACAGGCGTGAGATCCGCCCATGCTGACCCGGTGTAATACTGCACCTGCACAGAGTTGCCGTTTGTGCCCATCGTGTGCGCAGCGATGCAGCAATAATCAACGTCGACCGCTGAACCTAGATCAAGTTCCCATGTCGCAGTCACGCTGCTAGGCTTCCACAGCTCGTATGTCAGCGAGTTGTTAGGCGATGCGGCAAAGTAACCCGTCGCGGTGCTAGATGCCGCTGGGGTGCCCGCATACCACGTCCCAGAGTGCGCAATCCGCGCGTTGGTCAACGGCTGGTCTGCACCCGGTAGCGAATAGCCCGCCTCGAATATAACGCCCATTAAGCCATCCCCCGCACGTTTAGCGTTGCGCCGTCGCCAATCGCGTCGTTAATCTGCGCAATCAAGCCGCGAATAGACCCCTGCGAGGACTCGGACCCGCCGGACAGGTTAACGTCAACCGTGCGCGTGATAGATTGCGCCGCCGCTGGGGCCGCGCTTGCCGCAGATCCACCGCCTCCGCCGCCACCGCCTGCGCTTATGCTTTGAATGGCGCTAACTGCGCCCATGCCTTGCGCTAGAACTGCGCCGAATGCCGCGATATTGCCGGGAAATGGCAGCTTTAGAGCCTCCGCTGCGCCTTGCCATGCGCTAATTAACGCTTGAGCCGCGCCGAATGCCTTGTTGATTTTCAGCATTTCCTCGTTGCCGCCGCGCGTAGCGTTTGCCATGTCGCCAAAGAACTGCCCCGCCTGCGCCAGGGTGCTGGTTTCGCCATCCGCGCGGATACCCTTTAGCCTGTCTTGGTGCTCTTTCTCAAGCCGCTCAATCGCCGCTTGCTTGCCGCCAATCTCGTCAAGTTGGGCCTGGCTGGCGTCCGCAAGCATGGCTTGGCTTTCGGCATACCAATCTGCGATGGTCTCGCGCTCGGTTTGCAGGCTGTTTACAAGCGCATCAATCTGGCCCGCGCGAGCATTGCTGCCACCGCCTCCGCCGCCTCCGGCTGCGCTTGGGTTAAGGAGGGCGTCCGCTTCGTCAATAACAGCTTGCGAAGGGTTAAACTCGCCAGGGCGCGCGCCCCCCCGTCCTGCGCTGCGACCGCTGCCCTCGCGGAATGTGGCTTGTGCGAACTTAATCTGTCTAGCCGCATCAACCGATACGCCAAGAAGTTGGGCGAGACTTGCTGCCTCAATCACGGCCTTGCTAATCTCCCCTGACAGATCCACCCCGGCTAGCTCCATAGCCTCAATCGTTGCGTCAGTTAGGCCCGCCTCATACAATGCAACGTGAGTGTTCGCGCGCTGGAGCAATTCTAGCCTATCACGAAGCAATACCTGCTCGGCCTCAATAACGCCAATCGCGCCTAGCCCTAACTCTATGCCGTATGCGTTAGCGCCGTTCATCTTTCGCCGCAAATCTAGGATCTTAGCAGTATTAGCCGCAAGCATTTCTATCAATGTGTTTTCTTCTGAGCTTGTGCCCATGCGCGCGGCCCGCAAGCGCTCCTCTGCGTCCTCAACGGCATCAGCAAGCGCCTCAACCTGCTCGGCCATCTTCTTGGCTTCCTCAGACGCCCCAAACGCTTTCATGCCCCACTGAACAAGCGCGGCACCGCCTGCAATGATACCGATCGTGGCGAGGCTCATGGGGTTGATTACGCTCATAAACGCCGCGCCAAGGCCGCGCAAGGCAGTCTTGCCCCCGCCCATTTGCGCCAACACCTGGTTGATCTGCGTACCCTGTTGCATGGCAAGCATGAGCGGAGACTGACCCGCTGCAAGCATCACGCCGATGTCGTTGAACTGCGCCCCAAGGTTGGCCGTTTGAGCCGTTGCCCCGCGCATTTGAGCGCCCGCGACCTTAGCCGCGCGGCCTACGGTTATCTGCGCGCCGGTTAGCGCTGCCGCCGCGCGAGTGGCCGACTCATACGCGGCTTCGGCCTGCATAGTCGCAGACGCAGCGGCCTTCTGTGAAATAAGACCAGACTTTTGCGCCGCGTCCACCTTGCGCAGGCTAGATTGATACTGCTCAGCGGCCATGTCGGCAGCTTTTGTTGCCGCCGAAACCTCTTTAAGCCCCGCCTTGGCGTTGGTCGCGTCCGCCGTTATTTTAATGCTGAGTGGAGGAAGGGCCATTGAGCGTCCATTCTAGAAGTTCGTCTGCATCGCGTCGTGTCAGTTTGGTCTTGCCTACTGTCTCGCGGTCCCTGTGCGTCTCATATATCAAGAACCATTCCGCCATTGTCATCGCCCAGAACTCGCTGGGGCTTATGTCCCAAGCCAGCGCGCCCATGAACATGTTGTCCCAACCGAGCTTTTCGGGAACATCCTCTAGCCTGACGTGCTTAGAGGTTTCACCGCGTCTTTTTTTTTGGGCTGCGGCGAAACTGCCTCAAGAACAGCATTCCAAATGGCTATAAGCGTCTCGCCGTTCATCTGGTTAATCTCGGCATAGACAGCCTCCTCAGTCAGCCCGCGCCCGTTGTCGGCAGTCTGCAAGAGCAGGGCCAACACGAAGGCGAGGTGCGATGTCTGGGGTTGCCCGTTGCTTACGCCCCAAGCCAAGCGCGGTATCGACACGTCGTTTTCGATACGGCGCAATAAGCGCATTGTAGGCGTGACCAGATAGGACACGCCCGCAAATTCAATCTCGATATCTCGAAACACCGCCATCTGTTAAGCGGTCGCGCTTGTGATAGCGCCTGCCGAGATAAGCGATGTGGAGAACGTCACAGGCTCGTCGCCTTCAGCGCCGGATGCCTCAAAGCTCTCGATGAACCAAAGCCCCGAATACTTGCGCAGGCCAGGGATTTCGATAATGAAAGTGTGAAGCGCTGTGGTGGAAGCTGCCGATGCTGCAAGCTGCATCAAGGTGTTGTCAGTCAAGACGCCCTCGCAGGAAAGAGACATGCCCTTTGTGCCCACGTCGTTCAACATCGTCCGGACGCCGGAATCGTCCTTGTCTGTGATGTCAATGCCTGTATTGTTGATCGTGAGGCTTTCGGTGCGCGCCCCAGCAATGACAGCCGCGTCGGTTGCGGTGCCGCCGGTCGGGTCGTATTTGATCCGCAAGTTGCGGCCTGCCTGTGCTGCCATGATGCTGCGCCCTATAAAGTTTCAATACTTGGCGCTGTTTTAGCATATATCCGGCGCGCGTGCTAGCCCGCCCCTAAATCTGGTCGAACGTCACGCGCACGCGCAGAAGTCCGCGCTTTGTGTGCCCGTCTGGGTCGCGGCTATAATCTCCACTCTCGAACAGTGTGACGATGTGGTTAGCGCCGGATATGGTTAGCGATTGGTGATGCAGCGCCGTGCGAACAGCCGCGCCGATTTGCTTGACCTGAAGCAAGTTGTTATTGCGTGACCAGACGTCCATTTGGCAAAGCGCGTTGGCCCCGTCGTCGGTTTTGGTGTCGCTTGCCGTAATAATGCTTTCACCAATGACGAGATACGGAAACGCGCTGTCGCTTTCCGGCTGGTCGGGCTGTGCCACGTCGGCATATACGCCCTGAATTAGCGCCATCAACGGCGCGTTGCCCGTTAGCTTGGCGTAAAGTGCCCGCTGGAGGTTGTCGTCTGCGCCGCTCATTTGTAAGTTCCTGCTATGACTGCCGTTATGCGTGCTATGAATCGGGGGCGCATTGCCTCAACCGCTGGTTCCCATGCTGGCCTAGGCCGGATCTTGAACGTGCCAAACTCAAGCATAGGCCCGTATTTGATGCGGGTCAAAACCACGACCGACATTTTGCCAGCCTTGCGGAATAGAACCCCGGCCCGCAGCCGCCCCGTATCGACCGCCGGCGCGTTACCTGGCGACGATGCCGTGTGTATCTTGCCGCCGCGCTTGTATCGCCTGCCGGTCTTTGGCGTGTTGGTGTAGCGCTTCTTGATGTCCTCTTGAAGCTGAATGCCCGTCACGTTTACCGCGCGACCCGCCGCCGCCTCCATTTCCGGCCCTAAGCTGTTAAGCGCGCTTTGCAGGCTCGCAAGCCCATCAAGGCGGATCGTGGTTGCCATTACGTCGCCACCCCGCCGTCAAGATCTAGCGTCAGCCACTTGTCGCGCAATTCCAGATTGTTGATAAACCGGATATTGTAAGCGCGGGCGCGGAAAACCACGCGGTCACTCTCAAGCAACCCGTCGAAATATCGGAACGTAATGCGCCAGCGTGTCGTCGCCTCTATACGGTCAGACGCAAACCGCTCGGAGCCTGACAGCGCCTTGACATGCGCCCTATCAGGTGCCCCGCTAATCGCGCTCCATACCTCAGTAAAGCCGCCAGCGCCGTCGCTTGTGCGGGCAGCTCGTTCTATCGTGATGGGTTCGCGCAGCATCCCGGCGCTCATGTCGCAGCAATTCATTCGGTATATCCGAGGACGCCAGTCACTGCACCAACAACAGAGTCCGCCGTCGTGTCACTGTTCTCAACCCCCAGCGTCATTGCATACGCCAGCCCTAGGCTAAAGCTCAACCCGTTTGGCAGCGTGAACGGACTCGCGGAGTTGGGAGACATGGTTAGGGTCAAGACCGGCGTGTCACTGCCGACCGTTGGCGCTGACGCTTTGTCATACAGCTTGAAATACCGCAGCGTTGCAACGCCGTTCACGAGGCTAATCGTGCGCAGTTTCGTCGGCCCCGTCGTAACGGATGTTGCGTTTGTCGTCGCGGCGGTAATGACCTGCGCGTATGTTTCGGCGGGGCTGTCTGCAAGGTTAACCGTCCCGATAACTTTGGTCGTCTCAGGGGCCAAGACGACTTGCCCGATTGTACTAACAAGGCCAGACGAGTTTTCGTCTCTATGCCCATATGCAGACGCCGAGATCGTGCCAGACGTATAGGCCGAAACGCGGGCGCGCACGTACTTAAACAGAATCGGGATTTTCACTAATCGGTTAGTTGTAGCCGTGGCCGAACCCGTCTCAACACTGCTAGGGTCTGTCGTCGCTACGCTATAAAACGTGGTGTTGTCGTTTGAGCCTTCAAACGTAACAGTCCCAACCCATGTTCCAACGAGCTGAAGCGCGATGAACTTGTATTCCTCAGCGTTAAGGCTTGGCAGGACAAACTCATTAAGGGCCGTCGCGTTGTTGGTTGCGACGACTGCCGGAAATGAGTGGATGCCCTCGTGCCCGTCGCTTGAAAAGTTGATGACGTGCAGCGCCTTCGCGGTCGGGTGGACCGATGCGATGTCTGTGCTATCGCCTGATTTGATTTCAACTGCCATGGGTCGCCCTGTCCTCAATCATTATGCAAAAGCCCAATCGACCCGATAAAGGCCGTTCGCGGGCGCGTTTTCCATTGTGCCGTATACAGTAAAACCGACCCCGGCGCTAATGTCGCCCGCCATGACGCGGATAGGGTCAACTAGCAGGTCATCGATTGGGTGGTCGGCTGTGGCCTCAATCCGCATTGATGCTAGGATAATAGTCGCGGCCTTGGCTGAGCCTATCCCTGTCACAGCGGTTTGCGCCGTCTTGTTGCTCGCCCCGAAATCTAGCGTGACTGTGCCCGATGCCTTGGCGTCTGCTAGTATGCTTTTCATCCGCGAATACCCCGGATATCGCCAGCGCCCTTAACCCAGATGCGTTGGTTGGCGTCGGTCATTCCAACAGCTTGGAAGTCCCAATCGCTAGGCCATGTATGCACAGCGTTGCCCTTCGCCGCGCCAGGATTGTCTGCGGTCTCAGATAAGTAGATGTAAGCCGTGGAGGCCGCTAACCCGTCAAACGCCAAGCGGGACGCGCCTTGCAGCACCTCCTGCCAAGTGTCGCTTAGGGTTAGCTCGAATGTGACCATCAGATGCGCTTCACTCGATACGCGCCAACCATTCCAGCCGCGCCGGACATTGAGTAAGCGTCTGCCACATCGCAGCCGTCGCCCCTGTGCGCGTAAAGGCTTCCGGCCATTTTCTTGACCGCGCCCCTTAGCGTTGCCGGAACGTCTGACGCCGCGTCGCCATAACCAGATACATAGGTAATCTCGATTGCGTTGATCGCGCGCAATGCCACGGGCCATGTAGCGCCCCGCTTGAGGGCAATCCGCCCCGGTGCGCTGTACGTATCCACATCAAACACGTTTGCCACTGTGACCGCCGTAGCGTTGCCGTCCTCGTCGTATACGTTCACGCCCGCAATGCTTTGAAGCGGATAGCGGGGCAGCGCGATGTCGGAATAGCTAGACGGGCCGTAAAGCTCAACAATAGAGCCTTGCCGCACGCCGTCCCACCATTCCGCCTTGCCAGCTGGCCAGCTATCCAGAGCGACCAGCCATGTCTGCGTGATAAGGGCAAGCCCGCTCATTTCCTCGATGCACTCGCGGGCCTCTGCAACGAATGCGTTGGCCTCGGCATCGGGCAAGCCTGTGGCCGTCTCGCGCAGGAACGTGCGAAGATCTGCCGCCGTAACAGGCTCAACCGATGGGGCCGTCGTCTGCACATTGGCGCGGAATTGGTGAAGTGCTGCGGGTGCGCGCAAGGCCATTAGCGGACGTCCTTCTTGGATCTGCGCGCTTGCCTATTGGCCGGCGGTGCTGGCTTCGTCTCTTGCGGCAACACGACTTTAGCCTCAAGCGCGCGCGCGGGTGGCGTCTCGACAACAGGAATGGCGCATCGCTCGTCAACAGCCCACGCGGCAACTTCACCAGTGACAATATCGCCCAAAGCGAAGGACCGGACCGTGTGGCCGTCGGGTGCGCAGCGGTATCCGTTGCGGTTTACAATCTTCGCGCGCATGTGTGCGGCCTCCTACGTTTGCGGTCTTATATCACAGGACGGGCGGCGCGTCACTTGCCATTTACGCAAGGCTGTTCGGATGCTTGCTGTGGTCATACCGCGCTTCGACTTCCGCAGCGCTCGGCAGGTCGCACGGCTCAAGCTCCACGCTGTATCCGGCTTCGTCGCGGCCCACTGACACCGTAAAGCCGTCATAGCCATAGAAGACGCCTTGCAGGCCCTCGCACGAGTCCAATAACGACGTATTAGTCGGCAGGGCCAAGTGCATCCCCTGAGCCTTGCCTAGCGCGATCCAGTATTCAAGGCAGGCCCGCCCGCGCTCGGCAAGGTGCGAATTTGCATAGGTATAATCGCACCCGAACAAGCTGACCTGCCGAGCGCCGCCCCAGACAGCTAGGGCCATTGCATAGGCCACAGTGCTGTTGAAATAGTAGTGCCCAGTATCCCGCACCACATCAGCAAGCGGAAACGCCACAAGGCCGGGGAAGCGCGGATCTGCATAGCTGGTGACGACGGGGCCATGGTGAACCTTCAGCCATTCCACCATCGCCGCGACGTTGCTATGGGGCCGGTCATCCGCGCGGGCCTCCTGTACTCGGATATCGTCCATATGAAACACGCGGTCGCATTGAAACACGTTGCCAAGCGCATTAACCGCCCAAACCTCGTCGCAATATGCAGACGCGCCGCCCAGCTTCTTGACGTGATTGGTGTATGCGTCAACCGATGGGCCAAGCCCTAAGATGGTGACGTGCTGGCCCTTCAGGAAGCCCTTGTTCATCTTCACTCTCCTTTGGCGCTTGTCGCAGCGTCTATCTGTTCAGCCGCCGCGCGTAATGCTTTAGAAATTGCTCGCGCCTCGTCTACAAGCCATTCGTCGCCAATAACTGCGGCTTTAACGCCGAATACAACATCTTGCACCAAACCGGCGACCTTGAAACCCAACTTGTCGCCGTCTTCGTTCGATGCCCGGAAACACACTTGGCCTTCTTGAACTGTCAGCCTTCCCAAAAGGCCACCTAAACGGCCAGCGATTTCGTCTTCTACTGCGCTCTCCATAGCCTTGCGTGCTGCGGCAAATGCCTCGTCAAGATCTGGGTACTTATCCATAGTCACTCTCCCTCTTTTTGCGGTGGCTTGTTAAGCGCGGCCCAATGCGTTGGGTCATCGTCGTTACTAGAACAACAGCCGCAGCCGTGTGAGGTAACGCTACCAACACGCCAAAAGCGCCGGCCAAGGCTGCTGTCCCATACCGCCTCAATTGCAACGTCCTCAACATAGAGAAGAATCTCCGTGCCGTCTTTTGGTGCGGTTGCGATATCCTGCCAGTCAATCATAATCACTCTCCCATAAGAATAGGGCGCAGCCTAAGCCACGCCCCATCTGTTCGCAAGTGCTAACTGCGCGCCGCTTATGTGGCCGCGACAGACGCCCCCACGTATGTGGTCGGAGCCTGAGCAGGCTTAGCCATGCGGCCCAGCGTGCGGATGACCGCATCCGTGCCAGTCGTGCCAATCGTATTGAAACGGATGTAGCGCTTGGAACCGTTGTAGCCCACAACGCCTTTGACGATGTTGTCGTCGCCATCGGCAGTGATTGTTACCGAGATTGTGCCGTTGGTGGTGTCAGCCGCTACAACGTCAGCCGCATCAGCCGCCGCAGTCGTGTCACTGTGCTGCATTGTGCAAGTGAAGCCACCAGCCGCGCCGGCATCAGTTACAGCATCGGTCAACAGCTCAAGAGCCGCAGAACTAAAGCCGAGGGTGTCCAGCCAAGCCGAAGCGTTGGGCGTTACGCCGGAAAGTGTATCCTTGCCGAGGTCTACGGTTTGGACGTTGGAAATATTATCACGCATGGGTTTACTCCTTGAGCGTGTGAGATTGGGGCGGCAGGATCACCGCCCCAATTTATTTAGGCCGAAAGCTTGAGGATCTTGATCGCCTCAAAGTTAACCACATCGCCGCCGACCCGCTTTGTCGAATAGAACTCGACATAAGGCTTGGCAGAGTACGGGTCACGCAGTGTGCGAATGCCCATGCGGTCAACAATCTGGTAGGCCGCGCGCATGTCACCGACAGCGATGGAAAGCGAACCAGTTGCCGGGTCTGGCATGTCCTCAAACGATGCAACAGGATAGCCGAGCAATGTTGCAGGCTGGCCCGCTGCAATGCCTGGTGCCCAAAGGTAGGCTCCGTCGCTGTCTTTGGTCTGGCGCACAATCTTAGACGTGCCCCTATTCATGAACCAGCTTGCGTTTGCCCGATACTGAGCCTTGAGGTCATACAGCGCCCCGATAAGTGCATCACCGCCAGCAGGTGCCGAAGCAAGCGCGCCGTTTGCGCCTGAGTTGGTCTGGTCGATGGTGCCCGGAAGTGTGGTGCCGTCTGCATAGGTGAGGAAGCCGCGTGGCTTGCCAACACCGTCGCCAGTGACGAACGCAGCATTTTCCAAGCGCATGAACCGGTCAGCAATCTTGCCCGCCAGCCATTGTTCGATGTTGATTTCGGCATCGTCCAGCAATTTCTGGGTTGCCAAAGGCTTGCCATACATCTCATGCACTGGGATGCGCCAAGCGCCAAGATCCGGCGTGGTGGTCGATGGTCGCGCCGCAGTCTCAGCAACCCAGCCCGCGCCAGCTTCGTTCAGGTCAAACAGGCCTTCCAAGGCGTCGGTCGAGATAACCTGCACAGACGCGTAGGCGCGCATGGGCGAAGTCTCAAAGACCTGCTTGACGATTTGGCCGGACATGTCCGGGTGAACAACATAGCCGCCGGTTGGGTCGCCGCCGACAGAAAGCGTTTTGCGCTCGATATCGGTCAAGCTTCCCTCGCCCTTGCGCAGATAGGCTTCCTGCGCGGCTTTGAACGCCTCAAGCTCTTCACCTTTTACCGTGCCGTGCATTGGGCGGTTGGTGAAGCTGGTAGCCGCGCGCTCAAACTGGCGGGCCTTTTGCTCAAGCATCGCGTCAATGTCCACAGCGTTGCCGTTTTCGTCGGTCACAACGCGATTTGAACGCTTGGATGCAAGGACAGCTTCGTCCGCAACCTTTTGCATCGCGTCCATTTTTGCCTCAATCTTGGCAATCTTGTCAACGGTCAGCGGATCGGCAACGCCCTTTGTTTCGATCTCAACAATCCGGGCATCGTTTGCGGCCTTGAACTCTTCAAACGCCTTGTTGACGCCGGTAATTGCGTCTTTGATTTCGTCAGCCATTGGTCATGTTCTCCTGTAGCTGGTTCAACATTGCTAGAAGGTCGTCAAGACCCTCCGTTTCTGTCTCGTCCTCTACAGCATCCCGCTGATCGGCTAGACCTTTGAAGCCGTGCGCCGCCGCAGCGGTGGCCTCCGCTTTAGATAGCCCTGCATCCCGCAAGAACTTTTCAAACTGTCGTATCGTCTGGACGCTCTTTACGTCCGTAACCTTGGCGGCGTCCAGCATTGGGAACGTCACTAGGCTAATCTCGTAAAGGTCAATCTCGTCCAGTTGGCGGATTGATCCGTTGCCTTGTTCGGAAGCTGCTTTGACAGAATAGCCAATCGACATGCTGTCAAGCGCGCCGGCCCTAAGCAAAGCCATCGCCTCGCGGCCCTGCTGTACATCCTTCAGGATGCGGCCCTTAACGCGCAAGCCTCGCTCATCCTCTGCAATTTCGTCCCATACGCCAATGACCTTAGTGGTGTCGTGCTGCCAAAGCATCTTCACCTTGCGACTGCCGAGGGACTTCATAAACGCGCCGCGTGCGACCACATCCATTCCGTTGTCGACCACGTTGAACACAGACGCGTAGCCCTCGAACAGGCCGTCCTCGTCCGGTAGCTTCTTTAGTTCAAACGTCGCGGCTTTGTACTGCATGGACCTGCCTTAGCTAGAATTTGCAACCTTATAACACAGCGCTGCAAAGTTGCAAAGTGTGGGGGTGCATTAGCGCTTGCACAAGGCGTCGGGGGTTGGTAGGTGTTGTGGGTGCAACTGAAAGGAGCCGACATGTCTCAAATGATGAATCTAGCGCGGGTTACTGAGTGCGAAGGCTTATCGCTTACCGTTCTCAAGTCGGGGCTTGCCGGGGCCATTCCGACACGAACCGACATCCCCCTTAATGCATATATGCTAGGATATCCGACTAGGCCCGTTGAATATCACGGTCCAGAACTGGACGCCTCGTTTATAAACGGCAACGGCCACGACAAGCCGACCGGGATTTTGCAATATGTTGGACGCGGCATAGAAGCGTTGCCGAACACAGGCGATCCTGTTGAAGACTTGATTAACTTGATCTATGCCCTAGCGTCAGAACATCGCGCGCGAGGCGCTTTTATAATGGGCCGCGAAACGTTGCGCGTAGTTAGGAAGCAGACGGATAGAGACGGGCGGTATATCTGGAGGTCCGGCCTTGCTGTTGGCGACCCTGACCGGCTTCTAGGCTTTCCCTTGATATGCATTGACGCCATGCCTGAACCTAACGAAGGCAAGCCGTCAATCCTGTTTGGTGACTTTGACGCGGGCTACACCATAGCGCGCGGGCCATACAAAGAGGGCCAAGAATCCATCAAGATGGGCGGACACGTGACGAACCCCAAAGCAATCAAGGCCCTGTTGGTCTAAAACCCGTCATCAACAATATGCGCCACGGCACAGCGGCAGTTAATGACCGCGCTGGCTGGCAAGTCAGGGTGCCCCGGAAACATGGCCTGGATGGTGGTGCCGTCCCTTTTGGGCATGGCAAACGGCTGGTCCATGTCAACGGTCTGCCCGTTCATTGATAGGTGGCCAAACTCGTCACCATCGCCAATCCGCCGCGTACGCAGGTCCACAGCACTCAGCCATTCCTTGCGCATTGTCAGCCCGGTTGATCGAGCCGCCGCGTCTGCACCCGCGTTGGCTGCGCCGTGTGTCTCGGTGCGCGCAATTAGACGCCCGCGCCCGCGTGATATGCTGCCGGTGTTGTCTGCAATGCCCTTGGCGATTTCGTTAATGCCTAGGCCGTCCTCCTGCCCGCGCGTGATTTGCCGCACAATCTGCGAGCGCGTCGTCTCAGCTATCAAGGTGATGCGCCGGCGGATTGCCTCACCTTGGATGTACTCTAGGGCGATGCGCCGGAAGAACTCGGCAAAGCCCTTTGTCTCAAGCACCAGCCCGCGCGCCTTGCCCTGGTCAACAATGCGCCCGCCAAATGTGGCGACGGCTGTTGACGCCAAGCCCTCAAATATCTGCGCAAGGGTCTGTTGATGGTCGAGGGGTAGCGCTGGGGCCGATCCCGTCGCCTCATACTCAGCAAGCATGGCGCGCGTTGCCCTGCCAATCTCAGACGCAAAGCGCACCGAGAAACGGCGGTCCATTAGCTTAAGCAGCCTCATTTGCATACGACGCTCGCGCGCAGGGGATAGGCCGGTTAGGCGGCGCATATCTAAGCCTCGTATCCAGCCGCGCGGATTAGCGCCTTTAGCTCAGGCTCGGACATTTCAGGCTCGGACCCAAGCCCTGCCGATGCCTCGCCCAAGGGGATCTGCATTGATGGCACCAGCAGCACGTCGCCGCCATCGATCGGGGGGTATCCCATCGCCTCGCGCTTTTCGTTCACGGTCAAGCTGTTCGTCGCCTCGGTCATCTCCCACAGCTTGGCGCGGCGATCCACAATAGCGGGGATCTTCTCAAGGTCGGGGCGCAACTCTAGCCCATTGCCCAGCTTGCGGCTTAGGTCGCCAGCGATCAAGCCTAGCAACGGCAGCACGGTATCCTCCCAGAACGACAAGCGCGCCTCGGAATAGTTGGAATACGTGTTATCGCCGGGGATGCCCAGCAACTGCGGAGGAACGCCCCAAGCAAGGCAGATGTCGCGCGCCGATGCGTTCTTGCTGTCGATGATGCCCATGTCCGTTGGGCTAAGGCCCATCTGTTGCCACTTCATGCCGCCCTCTAGCAACATGGGGCGTCCTGCGTTCTGAGCGCCGGAATACTGGTCCTCGGTCTGCGCCTTGAGCCGCGCAAACTGCTCGTCTGACAGCTGCTCGTCACCCTCGACCACAAGCGCACCAGACGGGCGCGCACTGTTCTGCAGTAGCGCTTGCATCCAGCCCATTGAGGCGTTGTGGACGTCAATAGAATAAGCCGCCGCTTCGGTTGGTGCCAGCCCGTACCAGTCATTTACCGGGTTGAACAACTTGAGGTGCTGGATATCAGACGCGCCGGTCTTTGGGTCGGCATCAAAGAACGTTTTCCGCCCGTTCACTTCATAGCAATACTTGGCGGGGCGACCGTTGGCGCTCGGTATAATCTTCATCCGGTCAGGGCGTAGTGCATACATCTCGCGCACGTCGTCGCCCACGCTGATGGTCTCGCGGTATCCGTTGCCGCTAATCATCAGAAAGCCGACATACTCCATAAAGAACTGCTCGGATGTCTGAAACGGGTTAGGCGTGCGGACGAGATCCAGCATAGGCGCTTCGGTCACTTCAGTGTCACCGTTAAACGCGGTCCACTCAACTGAGGCGATGGACTCTGCAATCTTGTTTATCGCCTGATAGGCAACGACGTTCTGCACATAGCCTTCCTTGGCGAAGGCGGAATAATCGCGCTTTGACCAGACGGGCTGACCCAGGCTAACAAGCTGCGTGTGCAGCCGGTGCGCCGCGCTTTCCTTCGTTTCGGCTGGTGCCCGGAACCTATCTAAAAAACCCATCAAAGCGCCCTTATTCTCGGCTGACTGCGCCGTTTAATCATTGGCCCTATCGCATAGCGCAAGGCGTCGATCCCGTGGTTGTGGTCGTCAACAATCTTGGACGTGATGTCCTCGGTGTTGCGGTCCACTTTGTAGCTATATAGCCGAAATTCGCGCGATATGCTAGGACAGCGCGGATGCACGTATATCTTGCCGTAGGATTTGAGGTGTTCGATACCGTCCTCAACCGACCCCGGCCACTTGTCGCACGACTGCGCGCGTGCCATCCCGTGCCGCTTTAGGTAGCTGATACTCTCAGGGCGGGCGTTGTCCCAGCGTGACACGTCATTGCTCCAGCCGGGTATTTTGCCCTCGACGAACGCCGCCGTGTCGTCAATCTCCAGTTTCTTCTTAAACGCCTCGTGTGAGACGTAAAGGTCGCCTTGATAGATCCAGCACTGGATAGCGGCAGTCGGATCTTGCGAGAAACCGAAGTCGCCGCCCTGAAACGGCCCATCCCATGCGTGGCTAGGCTCGAACTCCTTTTCCTCAACCTTGCCCGCGAATATCTGCGCATCTGTGCGAGTGAGGAACGCGCCCTCCCAAACGTGGTCGTAGGTGTCGGGCCGCAGCCGTTTATCGTCAAGCCGCTCCTGATTGAGAACCTCATTCCACCACGGATTGTCCCGCCAGTTTAGCTCGGTGACGATGCAGCTTGTGGGGGTGTCCGCAATGAAGCGCTTATGCGTTGCGCTCTCGCTGCTTTCCGGGTTGTACGTTACCCAGTTTTCAGATCCATGTTCTCGGATGGTCGGCAGCAACTTGCGCCATGCGGCCTCAGACACTGCCTCCGCCTCGTCCGTCCAGTTGCGAAGAATGCGGGCTTTTGATTTGATGCTGTCAAGATTGTGGCGCAGCCCTGCAAACGCAAACGAGACGCGCCGGTCTGCTGTGCGTATATATCGCTCGCCTATGTCAAAGTGCGGCAATAGGTCAGGCTCCGACCGTATAGATACCTTCAATTCTTCTAAGCTGGATTCGTCTAGGCTGTTGAGGTGTTCACGGCTACATAGGAAAATGCCCTCGGCACCGCCCTGAGCAAGCCGAAAGGCATCTACCCCCGCCATTTTAGCAACTCCCCTAGTTTTTCCTCCGCCTCGACCACCTTTAATTATGCGGTGACGAGCGGGGCGCGAGAACAAATCAACTAGCTTAGGGGGAAGATCAATCCGAAGTGTTGTCATCGCCGGGGATATCTATAATGGGCTTTGCGACAAGCTCAATCTTGTTAATTGGCGTCATGCTGCCGTCGCTTGACGTATTGTCGACGGTTTGCTTGGGTGTGCCAAGACCACGGTTTTCAGAGTCCGCTAACAGCTTGAGCATGGCCGCTTCAATTAGCTCCATCGTGCTGGCCCCGCCTGCCTCACTGGCATCAATAACCGCGTCCAGCAATCGGCCCCGAATGAGCGTTGCTTTTTCAGCGTTGGCAATTTCCATTTTGCGCTGGGCGGAGGTCTTGCCTTGGGGGTTCGGGTTGCTGCCAACCACAAATTGGCTATGCTTTGGGGGCCGCTTGTACCCTACTTCGCTGTTCCCATCTTTAGGGACTGGTGGCTTGTCTGTCATGTCGGCCAATATAGGCCCCTTTTCGTGCGTTGCATAGCCCTACCCGTCCACCGCTTGGTTTAGCGCCATGACAGCCACGTCGTAGAATTGCTCGTCGTCTATGTGCGCCGCGTCTTCCTGCATACGTTCGCGCATCCAGTCCACTAGGTCGGCCTGTAGGGTGGCGCGGGCTTGGGCGCTGCGTTCGGCTTTGGTCATGGCCTTGTCTCGCCCCTTGGGGTTAGATGCTTAGAATGGTTGAGCGCGCCCACTTTATGGGCATCACAGGCTTACGTCAACGCTGTGAATGGACTAAGCGGCGCTCATGAGGTGTGTGCCAGCAACTGCTTTCCGTCTTTCACGTATTTCATCTACGCGAAATTTGGAACACACCACATCAAAGCGGCGCTCATGAGGTGTGACGATGAATCCCAACTAGCCACAAGTGGTTGGCCTGTCATTCATTGGGTTGCGTCACACCACAAGAAAGCGGCTCTCAATCACCTTGCCCCATTGCGCGCGACGTTGCAAGCCTTGGGGGTTAGCGGCCCGCGCACTCCAAAATGCGCGGGCCTGCCCGTCTCGTGGGCTAATCGACAACCTCATGTCAGGCGAAAGGATAAAACCCAACCGTTGTTGCGGGTGTATGTGCTGATATCGGGGGAAACTATGAAACCCCAAGAGGCACGCGACCGCCCGCTGCGCTAAGTTATGCTAGACCGCAGCGGCCTCGATGTCTACTGCTGCTTGGGGTGGCGGCGGCAGGGGCATCCAGTGGGACGATGGTCTTGATGTTAACATATAGTAATCAATCGAAATGCGCGCGGGCAAACTCGCACGGAGCTTTATTTCAGGCTGATACAGCAATACCAGCTTGCCCTTCGGCGCTGTCTCAATCGGCTGCCAGGTCATGTCGGCACCTTCCGCCACTGGTGAATAAATCCTGCGCCTTGCATCCATGCACATCCGTCAGTCTTCACCTTAACGCCTTCAGGTCGCAGGTTGTCGGCAGTATTGCACCCTGTCACCTCAACCCAAAACTGTTCGTCTTTTTTTGTGACCATAATCCGGTCGCCAACTTTCAGACCCAGAGCGCGCAGACCTGCCCCGACAAGCTGCTTGTTTAGCTGCACGGTTTGCGTTCGCAGTTGCTGGAGCTGGGCTTTGATCTCGTTCACTTCGTCCATATTCATGCCTCGTCCTCCTGCACAAAGCGCACGGCCATGTTCTGTGCATTCCGGGTTAACCCATCTGTGCCCTTCAGGTGCGCTGTCAGTTGTGCATGTGCATTCACCAATCATGGCGTCTCTCCTGTTGGTGCCTTGCGCGCCTCTAGCATTGCGTCGGCAAACTCGTAGGCTAACTGCGCGACTTCAGGCGGTTTTTGCCATTGGCCTTGGTCGCATGAGGCAAGCCAGCCATTCAAAGCCTGCCCCGCAAAGATGTCGCGCCAATGGTAGGCTGGAGATTCTGCCCCCGCGTGAAAGGCGCTCTGAAGGTCGCCGCAAGAATCATCAAGCGCGGGGTCAAGGTCAGGGTAACGCTCAGCATACCATGCTTCAAAATCAATCATCGTGTCGCCTCCTGTTGCGGTGTTTGGCGCAGTTGCCAAGTTGGTGAGCCTTCGCCGTTGCTTGCGCGTCGGATGACCTTGCCTCGGATCTCCATGGCCTTGAGCGTGCGGCCTACTTGGGTTTCGGTTGTGTGGTGGCCCATGGCTCGTATCGACACGGCCAACAACCTGGATGAAAAGAACCGGTAAGCGGTAAACGCCTTCTTGATCTCGCCCTCTAGTTCGCTATCAGTCATCGGCCAGCACCTCCCGAACGTGTGTGTAATCAAGTTGGTTTCCGCGCAGCGGTGGCGAGGT